AAATCTAAACGAGGATATCAAAAGAAAAAGATGGATTATTGGAATAAGAAAGGGAAAAAATCTAAGAAATAATTTTATTCAGCAGGTTTCTGCCAACAATACACATAGTCTTTCTTCTTGCCTGATTGCTGACCCATCTGTTGTAGAAAGTCAATCCTATCTTCACACTCTGGATATTCATACTTACCAACCAGAGTATCATAAATCTTCGGTGATACATTCACAGCGACCCAGCACGCTGGTTTCACCATATGAAGCATCATTTTTATCATTGGGATGAGGAAGTTAATATAATAATCATCGTCATCCACAAATACCTTCATACCATTATAGACCTCCAAGTTGTTGTAAGGAGGTGAAGTAAATGAGAAATCAGCACTACCCACTTCTTCGGCAGGTGGTGGTTCCACACAAGAACGATGGAATACATTACATCCTTCCCATTGTTGGTCTGTAATCAACTTGTTATCGTGAAGATAATTCAGGAGGGCATCGGTCCTTTTCTTGATGATTGGGTTGGTATCACATCCAGTATAGATATGACCAGCACTCAGGGTGCCGAGTAGGCGACCAGACCATCCAGCACAAGGGTCAAAGACCCTCTTATTGCTTTCTGCGGTCCCAAGTCCGCAGAACCTCTGGACCAGATGCTTGGCAGTCGTAGGTTTAAAGAATGTAATTGCCTTGTTCAGTTCATAGGCATCCCTGATAGTTGGTTCCTTACCTTTGCGTCTGTCCATCTTACAGACACGCTCCCAATATTTCTGGGGGTCTTTTTCATATATCTCTATCAAGTTGGGACCACCCTTGTATCTGGTTTCTATAAGACCTACCTTATCATAATGATATACTATCTTGTTGCCAATAAATGAGTTCTTGTTCTGGGAGGCATCATACTTACAGAGTTTATTGTATTCTTTCTTCCTTTCCCCGAGTTCCATAGATAGTTCATCAAGCAGAGCGAGGTAGAAGTCTCCACGAGATGGTATCTCCATCTTGGCGCCAGGACCGAATGTCTCGGTGTCTTCGCCGAGGATGAAGCATTTGTATTTGTCTCCTTTGATGTAAGGCATTTCTACTGATACTATATATATGTATTTTGTCTTTAATATGTTTTATGGGTGGCAGTTGGTTAGTTATTGCATATGCATCCGTTTTAGCGGGCATTCGTGCAAATCAAGCACCCATAGTGTGAAACCATAGCAACCAGGGTAAATATACTAAAAATAGACTAAAATATTTATTTATACTTTATAACTTTATTTTAGTAATTACCCCCTGGTTGTGGTGGTTTCATCAAGACTTCTGCTTTCCTTTATTTTTCTCTAATCCTCGCTTTTTGCCCCTCACTTGTAATGGGTCCATCTTCTGCTTGCGATGTTTCTTCTTATCATCAGGAATAGGTTTCCGTTTTTTATTTTTACTTTCATTATAGTCCTCAAATACATCTTTTGGTTTTACCTTCTTATCTTTCTCTATACCTTCTAAGATATCAAATTGCTGTATAGGGTCAGGAACACCCATACTATCATTAGGATTATGAAAGAATGTAATACTCTTAACTTCCTTCTTCTTCTTGCTGTCGCCAATTCGTTTTCCCTTATTCACCATTATTTATTTTATTATATAAAATATTTTATTTGTAATAATATAAAATGAGTTTAGTAATTTGTAGCAACCGACAAGCGGAATATGAGCGGAATACTTTAAATCCAGATGATGCTTGGTCCAAGCAGACTGGAATACAGAACCCTGCTGATTTTAGTAATCATCTCGTTAATCCAATGAAATTACCTCCTAATACAGAAGTTGCTGTTGCCTCTGTGAAATTAAAAAGACTTAATGCTTATGATGTTAAAGATGATGATGTATTTTATTTCCAATTAGGAACTGCTCTGGAAAATAACAAAGCAGATGGATTAATGTTTAACCACCAAACTACATCTATTCCTCATAAAGTAAGAGTAAAACCTGGTGTATATGCTCCATCAAGATTTAAGGATGCCTTAGAAGTCGCTATTAAAGAGTGCTTAACTCATCCTAACTATTTTGAGAAATGCGAAGTTCATAATCATTATGTATCAGGTGTATGGTCAGGATTTCAGTTTGTATTCTCACAGCATCTTAAAGATGCTGGAACAGAGAAACGAGGTAGTTTAGCATCATTCCAAGGTTATCATACCGACACCACAAGGAACTCCTCTAATGGTGGAACTGAATGGACTATTAGTGATGAAGCAGTAGGTGGAGCAGGGGCAGGTGGTTTTAAAATTACTCGTGTTAAAGACCACGAAGCAGACCCAACTGCTCCTGATTATGATAGTAATTACTCTACACAATGTGCTGTTATTAATACAGATGCTCCTATGCATCTACAAGGTGGTGAAGTCCAATTTACATTAGCGGAAATAGGAAAAGAAGGTAATGTATCTAAAAGTAGAGACCAAAGAGCATCTCATTTCTTCTTTACTCGTCCATATTCAGTAGAAGCAGGAGGTCCAGGACCTAATAGATTTGCTGTTCCTAATAAAAAGGATATTAATAAATACTTTATGGAGGAAGATAGAATGTTCCACGCTGATTATGTAGTCAGTTGGGCAAGACAATTACAAGGAGATTTAACTGAGAAATATGCTCTGTGTCTTCATCAAGCAGTATGGGACCCAGATGAAGGGGAAAGTGGTGGTATAGTAATGAGAGAAATAAAGTATTGGACTGGTGTGCCTGCTGGTGATGATGGTGCTACTAATCCTGTAAAGGCACAAATTACAGAAGATAATTTAACTCCTAATTATACAACGATTGGTGATGCCACTGGTTATTTTCTTTGGTTAAAGATGGAGTTTGTTGGAACTGGTATGAAATTAAGTATAGGACACAAGACGAAAGGTGCTGATGCTCTTACTGGTAATTTTCCTAATTCCTTTAAAGTTGTATGTGATACCACTAAGGTCGCTAACAGAAATGTGACGAGCGCATCCTTCACACCAATTTCACAGAATAAAGAAGCATTATATATGGGAGCATCTATGCAATTTCCAACAGCAGAGATTAAGATTAAGACATTAAAGTCATTTCATAATGAAGCGACCCACGCTAACTATCAGTTCGGCACAACTTACAATCCTGATAACTCAATAAAAAGTGAAGCAATTGGTTCTTGTTATTGGTGTAAATCTGTATGGAGAGAAAGTATAGACCCATATGACTTACATAATGCTTATTTATTAGAAAGTCGGGAAAACCAGACCGCCAGTGCTTTGTCTCCACCGAAATATGTAGATGTTAATACAACTGCTGATAGTTTAGAAATGAGCAGAGCATTAATACTTAATACTCCTCTTTCACAGAAAGAAGAGTTAGGTGTTTATTTCCCGTCGCCTGGTGCTAAGATGGCAAGATATCTTGGGTTCCATAATTACTCCGTAGTTTCCTCATCATTCACAGGTAATCTATTTGAGGATGATGGAACAACAGCAGATACAGACCCAGCATTCATATATTCAGTTAATTCTCATAGTGTTCCTGAACTTCTTAAACATAGTTGCTTTATTAAATCTCCTTCATTAACTGGACAATCATTTAACTTTGCTAAATCTAAACCTTCACAGATACTTTATCATTTACCGAAGTTTGATAATTCTGGTGAAGATGATGGTGAATTATATTTCATATGTCCTGATAGAATATATATAGACTTAAAGAATATTGATTTCATCAACTTAAATCAATTACACTTGCAGATATGTGATAAAGATGAAGTCCCTGTTCAGGATTTAGTAGGTGAAACTATTATTACATTACATTTTAGACATAAAAGCGATAGATATTAATAGAAAAATAGAGTATTAATAGTTTTTAAGATGTTCTATTTTAAGATATTACAGATAGAAAAATAGAAAAGTATTAAAATTATATTTTTGTATTTTTTTCTATTTACTCTATATAAATGGATATGCTTGATATTAAATTACCACCTGAACCTGAACCAGAAGTTGAGGAAAAACCTACTCTTGTTATCACTGAAACTGATGAGGGTGAAGAAGAATTAGCACCTGAGATAGCGGAGCATCAGGAAAAGGAATATGTCCCAGATGAAGAGGTTTTTAAAGACGCACCACAAGTAAAGAAAGTTAAGAGGAAACCAAGTGAAAAGCAACTCGCTCATTTAAAGAAAATGAGAGAAAAGAAAGAAGCAAATAGAAGACAGAAAGAAGAATGGTTAGAGGAACAGAAATCTAAACAGAATAAGTTTGTGAAACAAGAGAGAAAGCAAACCAGGGCAACCAGGGCAAAACAACCTATTATTAAACAAAAAGTAGAATATGTAGATGAACCAGATATCCAGCATTATGATGCTGGTGGTGGTGGTCAGGGAGAACCAATCAATTCACGCTATGCAGAAGAAGAAGAAGTATATTATGAACCTCAGCAACCATCAATGTATCAATTATCTGCTGAACAAATACAACAATTACAGAGGAACGCAATTGCCGATTATGATACAATAAGACAACAGAGGCAGGCGAAGGCAAGAGAACAGATTAGACTGAAACAAGCAGAACAAAGGGAGAGACAAACTCAGCAACAAGTGTTCGGTCAAATGAGAGGGGCAACTGGAAATTATGACCCGAATGACCCATTCGCCAATTGTTTTCAGTAATTTATTTTTCTAACTTTATTTTTATATTTTACATACTATAAATATGTCAAGTAGAGGAACGACTAAGGCAGGTAGTTATGGAGGTCGTAGATTTCGCGAAAAACAGGCAATCACCACTAAACAGCAAAGACAACTTGCTAAGGATATTAGTAAAGAAAAGAGGGAAAGGGCGCCAACAACTATGAAAATTAGAGATGATTTACCTAATCCTGCTCGGTTCCAAAGTAGAGGTAATGTTCTTAATGCTCCTCTTGGAAGAGGAGGGGTAGGACTTGCTAATCCTACATATCAAGATATGGATGCTGATGAAATACCTTTCGTTGGAAAGAAACCATTTGCAGCATATTCTCAGTCAAGAGATGCTCGCGCTTTGGATATACAGAGAACTATTAATACAATGCCATTAAGACAAGATGCCTCTTACTTAAACTTAATTAGACGAGAAGTAGAACAAGCACATAGAGAAGAATTATACCCAGATATGGAGTTTGAGGATTATGCTGAACAAGAAGATATAGAAGATGCTGGACCTCAGGCAGAAGCAGGTGAAGTCATTGATGAAGAAACTGGTGAAATGGAATATGGAACGGCACAACCTGATTTTAGTGGATTTAATGAGATTGATGATTTAGGTTTTGACCCATTTACAGAGGACCCTATTGATGATGAAATCGCTGGCACTGATAGTGATGAAGAAGCAGAGGCATTCGGTAGAGCATTAGACAAAGCAGGCGAGCAGAGGAACTTAGCAGAGGAAATACAGAGGAGAAAACAAGCAAGACAACAAATGAATATGTCTGTTCCTGCTGGTGAGAGGTCTAAACCCGCAGGTGGTATTTTTATTAGAGGTTTAGCACCAGAAGATAAAATGCCTACTAAATACCCAATTGAGCAATATAAGAGAAAGAAAGCAACTAAAAAGGAAGGTGGTGGAACTAAATTAGATATCGGTGCGAAGGGTAATCTTAAACCTACTGATGAATACTTAGCATTACAAGAAGGTCGTGTATTAGATAGAAGGTTAGGTATGGCAGGTAGAGATATTGAGACTGGAACTCGTAGTAGAGTTAAGTTATCAACAGATAAAACTGCTAAGCGAGTTTATGACTTAGGAGAAGGACCTAAGAGAGACCCCCGAACTCGTAAAATACTTACGGATAAGAAAGGTAATCCTAAATTAGAAAAGAAATCTCTTACAATTGCTCCAAGACAAAAACCAGTAGAAGAGTTCTGGGGAGTAGATAGAAAAGGTATGAGTAGAGAAGAGGATAACCCAGCAACAAGAGACCCATATGAAGGTCGTAGAAATGTTGCTAAGGAACCAGGTAAGAGAGCAACTAAAAGTAGAGAAGCAGATACTAAACACGCTCTGTATGTTAAATCACAAAGAGAAAAAGACCCTAACTATGTTCCCAGAGGTTTTGATGTATTTTCATATGGCGCGGGTATGTCTGTATATGATAAGAAAAGACCTAAGCAAGAAACAACAGATGCTCAATCATTAAATCCAATACAAAATACTACTATGAGTGAAACACAGCAATTAACATTCGGTGATGTTGGAGAAGATGAATATGAAGCATTAACAGACTATGAACCACAACCAGTTGCTGTTTCACAAGCAAGAAATAGTATTACTAATCCACCTATGTCTAATAGTAAAGCAGGCGCTACACCTATGAATACGACTTCTGGAAGTGGTGCTGGAAGAATGCCTCCTGGTATTATTAATCCAACTACTCTCAGTGATGAATTATTCGCACAAGCGAATGTCGGTATAAGAGAAGCAAACAAAAGGTTTAGACCTGAACCACCTATTTATGGATAGACACGAGTTATTATATTAATAATTAAATTATAATATAGTATTATAAATGGATAAATCATTACAACGAACGACTAAAAATGGTCCTGGTAAGAAACTCCAACAGATGGGCGCTCCTAAACCCGATGATGATACAGATGATAGTAGTGATGAAGAAAGTATGTTTAATGATGCTCCACAAATCTTAAAGGTCCAAGACCCACCAAAAGAGAAAGTTAAACCATTACATCCTCATCTTCCTCAACCGCCTGCTCTTTTATTGATGATATCACCAATTCGCACTGGAAAATCTACGATTATCAATAATTTATTATTAAATAGTAATTTCTTTGGTCAAGACTTCTTTGATGAAGTGATGTGTGTTTCACCAACTATTTATAATGATAAAACTTCTCGTTTCTTAAAGAAGGCATTTGATTGTTATGATGAATATGATGATGCTATTATTGATAATTTAATTGCGAAACAAGAAGCATATGAAGACCCACAAGATAGACCTGATATTGCTTTAATATTAGATGATATCATTGGATTGATTAGAAGAGAAGCGAAAGTTAATCATTTAGCGAGTAGATTTCGTCATTACAACATTAAGTTATTATTAATGTCAAGTCAAAACTATCGTAAAGTTAGTCCTGTCATTAGGTCTAATGCTACGAATATGATAATTGGAAGTCCTTTTCCAAATATGAAAGAACTTGGGAAAATTGCTGAGGAGATAGGAGACCAATTCGGTGGTGCGGATAACTTTTTAAAGATTTATTACACAGCAACTCCAAATAAATATGACTTTCTTTATTTAGACTTACAATCCAATCCTCCACTCGCTTATCGTAATTTTGATGAGGTAATAGCAGTTGGCGGACAGCATAGAGAAACAGAGGGATTTGAGACAGGAGACATAGCAGGGAAACAGGCAGAAGTAAGTGCATCCGTTCCTAAACAACAATATTAATTTTATTAATAAAATAAAAATTATATTTATACTAATATAAAGATGGATATAGGTAGTAGTGAAACTCTCGGTTCTATGTCAGGCGTATTGAGTTATGCGAGCGATTATAATGCTGTCCAGAAAGGTATTCACGAGAAAGCAGTGACGAAAATGAATACAGCAATCACTAATGCTGGATATAAAGGATATGCAGAAGGTAAATATGAAGAAGGCGATGCAGCAGTATCGGGTGTATTCGGTGGATTAGATACAGCAAGAACTATTGGTGAAGCAAGGAACTTTGATAGTCAAGTCGCTGGATTTGGGACTGGTAAAGGTGCCTCTGGATATCTAAGGTCTCAACCACAGATTATGAAAGCAAGATTTCAGCAAGGTAGTCTTAAAGCACAGAGAGCAGTTGGTGTGATTGATGATGATGAAGAATACAGACAAGCAGTTAATAATCCAAGGAAATTAGGTTTAACCCAAGATTTAGATGGAGATGGTGAATATACTATAAGAGGCGCAGATACAACTGGTGTTGAGTTCGGTAAGGACGCAGGTAAAGATGTAGAAGGTATTAAGGCATCGGCACAAGGAGAAGAAATGGCAAAAGCATCGGGTGGTGTTCTCGGTGCTACTAACCTACTTGGGGATAGCGGTATTAAAGGTTCTATGATTAAGAAGTTCGGTAAGTTTGCCAGCGACCTTCCCACTGGGCAACTATCTGCAGCTGCAGATGTCATCGGTAAAGGTGCTGGATTAGTTAGTGCTGGTCAGGCAATTTATGACTTATCTACTAATAAACATAAATCTGGTATAGATGATTGGAGTGATGGATTAGATTTAGTCTCTGCTGGTTTAGATACAGCATCTATTGCGATGCCTATGCTCGCTCCTGTTGCTGGTATTGCTGGCGTTGCTGCAGGTATCACTGGTTTCTTTAAAGAAGAAAGTGATACAAAAGAAGAACAAGATGAAATTAGAGATAAAGGACCAGGTAAAGATAGTCAAGGTTTAGCAGTCGGGGATTTAGCAAGTCAAGGTAAAGTCGCACAACAGAGTGTATCAGCATATTAATTTTTATGTTTTTTATGTTTTTTTTTATTATTATTTTTATATTTGTAATAATATAAAATGAGTTTTTGGAGCGCGAATGATAAGATACCAGTTCAGCAGACCAAGGTTGCTATTCCAGCAGAACACGGATTAGATTATACTTCGGGACAGAAAATTAATATTGTAGTTCCCCCAACTATCAAGTATTTCCAACCGAAAGCATCTTATTTAAGATTTGATGTAGAACTATTACAGAAGTTGGACCATCCAGTTAAACTAACGCTGGATGGAGAGACGGGTGCACAATGTTTAATCAGGGATATTAGGATATATTCTGGCGGTTCGGGTGCTGTATTATTGGAGGAAATACAAAATTACAATGTTCTAACTGCTCTAAAATATGATTATGAAACTAATGATGCTATTAAGAATAAACGCGCCATTCACGAAGGTTCATTAGCATACAATCCTTCTCAGCGAGGCACAAGGGGTTCTACTAAGACTGGTAGTTCTAACACTCGTCATAATCCATTCCATACTCCTTACGCGACCCCTACCGCAGGTTCTAAGTCAGTGACGGAGGCAGGAAGTGGTGTCTGGGGTGCTACTGGTAATACTAATAAAGCAGGTCAGTATCAAACTGCTAAGGTTCTATTGCCCCTTAATACAGGTATATTCCAGTCTCCTAAGGTCTTCCCCGCTCTCCTAACAGAAGGTCTGCGTATTGAGATTTTATTGGAAGATGCTGAGAGAGTATATCGTATCCCTGATAGTATGCATCCACATAGACGCTTAACATCGGGTCTTCGGTTTCATTCTATGGATGGGGTAGATGCTAATGTGACGAAAGTAGCAGGTAAGTTTCGCTCAGCAGATGCGACAGGTGCTGGCGCTCTTTCAGTCTTGTTTTTCCAGAGGGAAAATCAAAACACAAGTTTAGAGAACTTACCATTCTGTATTGGGCAGAAGGTCGCATTCTATACAGACCCTGGTGCGAATGATGACCCACTCACAGATACAACTTGGGCAAAGAAATATGCCAATCCAGCAGAGATTAAGCGGGTGACGACAGATAAAGAATTGATTATTAAAGATATAGAAATAACTGGTAATGGTCTTGTTAAATTGACTTTTACAGAGGGCACGATTTCGCCTAATACTAATGTAGATAGCACACACTACTTATGTGATGATAGTGTCATTGATAGTGCTGTCGGTGCCGATGAGAATGCTGGTGTTGGTGCTTCTACTTCTATTAATTTAGATTACAAGATTAAGAATACTGAACTTATCTTACAGACACTAACTATGCCTCAGGGATATACCCAGAGACTAATGAGTATGATGTCTGCTGGTGGAGCAATGAATTATGATATGCTTTCATTTACTAATTATAAATACTCTCAACTTAAAGGTGATAGAGTTATGAATATGAGACTTCCTCTCAATCAAACAAAGGCAAAATCTATTCTATGTATTCCTACGGATAGTTCGGTATATACTACGAGACAATTGCTCGCTGGTGTTCCAGACGCAGACCCTACTAAATATAAACAGCAAGCAGGCGCCTATCCTGCCTTTGATATGGATGATACTTTAACTTATCAGGAAACTATTGATGATTGTGATAGAGGACTTCTCGCTAATCGCTCAGGTTTAGTCGGTATTGCTGATGAAGCAAGTGATTATCAGTTCTTCTACAATGGACAACTTAATCCTAACAGACCAGTTGATTTAACTAAGATATCTCGTAGAATTGGTGTCCAACAGCAACCTCTTATTGAGAATGAGAAAGCACTTGCTATGGCGGGTATTACTCCTCTATCATTTATGAAGTTTAGGGAGAACTTCTTTATTGGACGCGCACTCGCATTACAGCAGGGTGTATATAATACATCTGGTAGAGACTTTAATTTACAAGTGAATTATCAGGGAACTCGCACACCTGTTAAGAATAAACTATGGAATAACTTTGTCGCTCATATTAGGAGAATTGTTGTTCAGGGAGATAGTGTAGTCGTCCAAATCTAAACCAGGGCAACCAGGGTAAAATAACTAAAAATAGATATAAAATAAATATTATAATTTTATAAAGATTTTAGTAATATTTAAGATGGTTCGGGTGGCAGAGAAATCGCAAGTGAAGACTTGATTTTTTCATAATTTTATTTTTTATCCAATTATTTATTTATATGTATTAAGTATAAATGAGTATTCCTACGACTAATTTGCACATAACTCCAAGCAATGTATTAAGTTCAGGTAAGATATCCTATAAATCTGGTAATCCAGTAATACAATTTATTATCGGCGAACAAGGTAGAGGTCTCTTAGGACAGAGTTTAAGGTTCTGTGGTGATTTCCGCCTCTTTAAGTCATCAGCAGAAGATATCAATGATGGCACATTAAATATGGACCCTCGCCTCGGTGCATATTCATTAATAGACCAATTGGTCATAAAATCCCAGAAAACCCACGCTGTAATAGAGCATATAAGGCATTATTCTCGTATGATGGCAAGTCTATTACCATACACATCAAATGCCCAGGATGGATTAGGGCATATGTCCCAGACAGCATTTACGATGCCTGATTTTAATTTAGGTAAGACAGGAACTACTATGTTAAAGTCTGGAAAAAAGACTGGTAATAACTTCTGTATGCATTTACCCTGTGGTCTGTTTAACGGAACTCAGGCAATACCACTTGATACTACGGGTGGTCTCTTAGTAGAGATACACCTTTCTCCCGATACACAGGTAATCTTTAATGAAAGTGGCGCAATTGATGCGAATACTACTGCTTTCTATGAATTAAGTAATGTATTCCTCTGTGCCGAAGCAACCGAAGCAACTTCACCACCAGGACCAGGAACATTTGAGTATAACTCTGTATCCAGTTATTTCACATCATTTAACTCAACGAATGCTATTGTTAATTTTAATTTAGGATTAAACAATGTATTAAGTGTATTTGGTAATTTAATTCCTGCTCAGTATATTAATAATTTAGGACATAATGGAACTGCTACTCTGTATCCAGTGAATAGTAATGGTATTCCTGCTACAATCACTCAGGCAGTTTTCACCAGAGGTGGTGAGAAGTTCCCATTAGAGTTTAATGTAGATACAATACAGAAGGGAGATGAACTGAATAATGACCAGCAGTCAGTAGATGCTCAACTCTTTATGGAAGGTATATCTGCTGTAAGGAAGTTTAGTAATTTAAGCAGAACTATGGTATCACCAAGTAATACATTTATCCCTCCTACTTCGTCAGTCGCAAATGATGGCACAGAATTAGCGAAACCAGATGGAGGAAGTATGTTTATTTTAGGAATGAATTATGACGCAATCTCAAATCAAGGAGTAAGTTTTGCCACGCAGAACTGGGGTCTTAATCTTACGACTAATCTTACTACTGATTTCCCACACGCTATGTTCTTATATGTTCATTCTAAAAATACTCTTGTATTTGATGGACAAGGTGGGATGCAAGTTATGTCATAAATAAAATAATCTTTAATACTTAAAGGAATGCCAGAAACCGAAAGAAAGAAATATTATCAACATAATTATCCATATCCTGATGGTTCTAAGAAAAGAGGTAGAAGAAGTAAAGAAGAACAAGAAGAATATATTAAGTCTCAGCAATTAAAAGTAGTCAAGAAGACTACAATATTAACATTTGACTAATAGTTGCTTTGCTTATTAGTCTTTTATTAATTTTATTTTTTAGTGTAATAATTTTATATTTGTATTAATATAAAATGAGTGCATCTGCTAATCCTAACCAGAACCAGGCGAGTGATATGGTCGCATCAGGCGGTCAAGGACAAATGGGTGGTGGTTCTACCATCCCTGACCTTATGAAAATTGGTAGTATTCCAGTTAATACTGTGCAAGAGGTAGAGACTGCGATTTTAGAACCAGTCGTTAAGAGTGATAATTTCTGTCGTTTTGTATTACCTAATAAAGGTCTCTTACATTCTCATTCTAAGATTGAGATTGGACTAACTCAACCTACGAAGGATGCTATCCTTCCTGTAAATATTGGTGCATATTCTTTAATTCAGCGAGTAGCATTAAAGATTGGGAACCAGACTATTAGTGAATTAGATGATTTTGGACATTACTATGGTTATCGTTCTCTGTTTGTTTCTAATGAAAATATGAAAGAAAGAGAACAGATGACTACTGGTAGATGTAATAGTTGGAACTTCGCATATACAGACAGAACAGCAGTCGCCAGTGATGGCGCTGCAAATACTCTATCTGGTGGTGGTGAGCAGGATGGAACTGCTACGGGTATTACTATTGATAATGGTAGAGAAGCAGATAGTTCCAGAACTGCTATCGTAGATGGAACTGCTACAATTGCTCCTCAGCAATGGCAAGTATTAAAACAAGCAGATGCTACTGATAATAATTTATATCAGTTAAGTCTAAGCGAGTTAGTGCCATTCCTTCGTCATAACCAATTGCCCCTGTATATGATTAAAGAACAAGTGTCATTAGAACTTACTTTCTCTTACAAGGGAGATGCTAATAAATCTTCTCAGCGTGTATGCACTGCGAAAGCAGATGACCGAGCATCGTTTGCTATTGATGCTGATAAACTCCGTCTAATTAGCGACCATATCTTCTATCCTCAGGAACTTATGCTCCAATATGCTCAGGCGAATAGTGTATTAAACTTCACTTATGCTGATTACAGACTATCTAAATACTCGGTAAATCAGGCAGATGCCAAGGGGCAGATGATAAGAAATGTTGGTGGTGCTGGTAGAATTATTAGTAAATTGATATGGGGTATGCAGAATGAAGGTAATGAGACAGGTAAAGATGGTGGTAAGTTATCTTCTAACTTACAGAATGAATATCATAGTATTGCCCCTGCTCGCACATACGCAGGTAATTTTAATACTGATACGAATGGTAAAGCAACATTTAATATTAAATACAATGATAATTTTGAGTATCCTATTGATGTTAAGAACCCTGCCAGACTTTTCCATAATGTTAATCAAGCAGAAGGAATGGTTCCTTTTATAAATAAAGAATTGTATTCCAGGGAAGGTGAGTTCCTCTCAGCAAGAACCTTCTTCGGTATAAGTCAGTCTGCTAATTTATCGGGTAGATATTTCTACCAAGCATCTAAACTTACATCTCAACAGAGAATTAATAGCAGAGGTATAGAATTGTATTTCCAGTATGATGACCTACCTAATAATGTCCCTGATGGTTTCACAGATAAATATACTCAGCGAGTATGGTTAGAGGTTCTTAGAACTGCGACTATCTCTAATGGATATACCGAGTGTTATTATGCCTAACCGAAGGATGCTTTGCTAATTTGTATGTTTCTAACTTTATTTTTTTATAATCTATATAATAAAATATAGATATGTCTAATGAAAATAGCGCTCCCTATACGGATACATACATTTTAGATTGTAATAGGAACTCTTCATTAGAAGCAGAGACTGGTAATGATGAAACACCTGCCCTTTACACTTGTAAGCAAGGGGCAGGTCTAAAATTAAACAGAGGTGATAAAGTCCAAATACACTCAGCATTTATTAATGAAATCGGTAATACAGATGGAACTATTGATGTTAAAGGTGATGAAATTAAAGATACGAATGGAGAAACAATAAAATATACTCTTATTCATACTCACGATACATTATCTCAACCTTTTCCAGAGGACGATGCGTATAGCACTTCTGCTAATGCTCCTTGGGCGTCAGGTGGTGCTGAACCAGACCAGAAGACTAAATGGGATTGGGGGCAAGGCGTCCAACCGCACAAAAGACAGACATTACAACCCTATGGACATCATCAATGTGATTGTAATAATGAAGCAACAGAGTATGTATTAAAAGATAATGAAATGAATGTTCAGGTTGGATATTATAAGACTGCGAATGGAGAAGGTTATTTCCATCTTCCTCGTAGATTTGATTGTAAGAGTGGAATACCTTGGGAATATGATAAAGAGAAAGCAGGAGGAGGAGCAGGGACAGGTGGTAAAATTACTACTCAAATATCTCAACGCGCTGATAGTGAAAATACTTTAAACTGGGCATATCACGGGATGCAGTGGAGTGGCGCTCCTTACTATATGATGACAACTGGTGCTGAAAATCAATATCCACTCGGTAAAGCAGATGGTGGTTGGAATGGCGCTCCTACAAGAGATATAAGAAAAGAAAGTATGGTTGAGGAAGATTGGCACTATTATGATAAAGGTTGTAGTCCAGCAGAGTTAAACCTTCCCGCAACAGATGACCCACAGGGGCAAGGTGTAGATTGTTGGTTAAATAGTCTTGGAACAGATAGAAGAAATAAATGGAGAAATGATAATTCACGATACCAGATATATAAGAAAGAAAGAACATTCTTCACTTCTGCCCCTACTTTATCTCCTCACTTATCACCTAATCAAGAAGCATTCTGTATTCATCCAGGATTTCTTACAGGTTCATCTACTAATGATTTCTTATCAATGAGAAGTGATGATGCTGGTATTCCTGCTGGTCATCCTAATCACGGAGGTAATGATGCTACTACTACTAATTATTATTGGAATACAAGAGACCCAGCAATTACGAGTGATTGGATACCTTATTATGAAGTTAAAAATGTAAATATAGAACCAGGATTTAAAGCACCAGAAGATATTGCCGAAGAGGTTTCTAAGAAATTAAACGCAACCCAGAAGATTACCGATGTATATGCTCGGGTTGGTTCTCGTGAGGCAACTAAACCAGATGGTGTATCCTCTCCTTATGTTCCTGGTGTAGAATTACAGAAAGTTGGTATGAAGAAAGATGGTGAGTTGTTTAAGTCATTCTATGCTACTAATCATAAACATTTTAATGAAAACACTGCTACTCAGTATTTTGCTCAGGATGCTGGTAATTCCGTGGAATATCCAGAACTCCAACCAGATAATATAAGATATATGAGTGCTTATCATTACATTGGTGTTAAAAGACCTTTACTCTGGGATACAGGTAGATTATTCTGTAAGCAGGCGATGGGTGTGAGAGGAGATGGTGCTAATAATAAAACTTGGGGAGAAGTTCCTGAGTTTCATATTCACGACCATTCACCTAAACTTACAAGAGCAAATAGAGGAACAACACCTAATCCAATCAATGGACAATCTCCTTTTGATATCATTAGAACTAATATTCCTTGGCAGAACAGACGCAATTTAATGGAGTTTATAAGAGCGCAAGGAGCATATCCTGAATTATTTGATTATCAATATTCTCGTATTAAAGAAGCAGGATTTTTCCAAAATGATAGTCGTGTTAAGACCGATAGTTTCCAGATGGGTATTACTGAACCTGGTGCGGATATGGATGGTAGGCGGGTCGCTGGATTTATTCATTGTAATGCTTTCGGTGATGACCATATGATATTAAAAGATAAAAATAATAAATTAAAGAATATTCAGCGCCGATTAGGTGATGATGGTTATACCTTACAGCAGGCAACCGACTATGCTGCAGGTTTAGACCATACCACAGAGTTAGAAGGAACAGGTGAAACTGCTACTGGATTTACGATGAAGAGATATAATATCTCAGGTGGCGGGGGAGCAGGCACAGATACATCCCCTTTTGATACGAAAAATAGTGATAAGACTTTTGCTAATATAGCGGGTGCTTTCCCGTATTATGATTTATCTTCACTTCCTCTGTGGTTTTATTTAGACCAATTAAGAATTGATGAAGATAGTGGTGGTGATGATTTAAATTGTCTTATGTCTAACTTATGTTTCGGTTGTATGATGAAATATAATCCTCTTAAAGAGGGTGAAGGTGCTGATGGGAATGATTATATTGCTTTTCATACTGGACCTATTGGTGGTCTTCCCGACCACTTTTTCAGGGTCAAGGGAAATCCACAAGACAATACTTTATTAGGAGAAGTTGATGATTTCTTTAATTTAGGTGTTGATAGGCACTTCTCTGCTTATGGAACTTCTTGTATTATGTTATACTCTGGAAAGTTAGATGGTCCCCAAACTAATATGAAAAATCAAGGAGCAGGTAAAGAGAATGCTGACTTCTTGTATATGGCGCAACCAGGACAGATGGACCAATTATCTGGACAAGACCCAATTATTCCTGCGAAATGTCAATTAGAAAATACATATCAGCATAACTTACATACTTATGTCGGTGCTAATGGTTTCCAACTGAATTATGATGGAACAACTGAAAAGAGATTTTCATTCTCTAACTTACATACACCAGAATATATCGGTAATAATTATAATGCGGGTGCTGATGCCACTGATGTTATTGCGAGTGATGCTTCTAATCCTGTATATAAGATTAATAAAAGGTTAAATGGAACTACATATTGTCCAGAGATGGTCCCGTATCAAACTAATACAACTACAACTCTTTTAGATAAGGCAGGAACAAAAATAGAAATATCAACATCTAATTATAATTTATCACAATGGGATGCTGTATATGATGCTCATAGTGGTATATCATTAAGATTTAGTAGTCCTTATACTTATGATATAACTGCTATTAAGAGGAATTGGCATAAGACACTCTGGGGTCTCTTAGGTTTCAGTTATGACCAATTACATAAAACATATGATGATGAAAGGAGTTTAGAACCGACCCGCTCTGTTAAAGACCGATTACATTTTAATAGTAGATTAACTCCTGAAAATGTAAATGACTTCCCTATTGTTCTTACTAATGCTAATGCTAAGAGTAGTGATGTATCATTATTTGATGCTAATATGTATGGTGCTGAATTATTCTCTCAATCGGGACAGAGTGTAGGAGGATTATGGCACTCTGGATTAGTTGATGGTGGTAAGGTAGATGCTTCCAATCTATCTCATACATTCATTAATCATCCAGCGATATCAGTAGATGCGACAAGTGTTAATTTTAGAGCAGAGAGACAACCAACGAAGATGTTAAAACCTTATTTCTTAATAAAATCTAATATTGTCGGTGATACTAAATATATAGGAAATGGTCATAATGGAGAAAGCGGACAATTATTACCTATCATAGGTGTAGTTAATAAAGAAAATGGTTTCGGTGATTATTATTTCCAAACAGACCAAAAAGCAGTATTTACTATTACTAATGATACAACCCTTAGTGAAATCGTCACCAGTATTCACGACCCAGATATGTCATTAGCAAGAGTAGATAAGAGTAGTGCTGTATTATATTTAATACAGAAACAAAATACAAATAATCTTAATATTATTCCAGAGTTAGTCCAACAGAAACAACTAAATCCTAATGAACTCCAACCTCCTGTAATGACAGAGGTAGAGTTTAACCAATTATTTGAGACAATGGTATTAACTAAGGATGAAGCAGAAGCAGAGGCAATTGGTCATACATTAGCACATTATTTACAGAGTGGTTTAACTGAACCAATTGACCAAGATAAAGTAAGAAGTTTAGAAAGTTTCCTTGGATTAATAGCGGGCGAAACTGCTACTACAATTATAGGACAAGAGGCACAACCAGTTCCTGCTCAAAGTATGGCAGGAGATATCTTAGCACAAATTGAGAGAGAAGGGGCAATGACCAGAGCAAAAGCAAGAGAAGTCGCACAAACAAGACAAGATATTATGAGAGCGCAATTAAGTCTTAGAAATAGATTTATTAGTTCTGCCTCAGTAGAAGGAGCAGACCATACTGGTCCTCAATTACCAACAGATTTAAGAGGATTAATAGATGTAGAAGCATCATTACCTACACCACGCTCAGGATTAACAACTCAATCAAGTGTAAAAACAGAAGGGTCTAAACCATCAACAATCGCAACTGCTCCCGACGAACCTGGTGCTACGCCACCCAAACCATAGTGAAATAACATAAATAAATATATAAATTATAAATAAAATTATATATCTAATTTTAGTAATTTTACCCTGGTTGTCCTGGTTCTAATCACTCTCATCAATAACTTCATATTCTTCATCGCTACTATGGTCGCTGAGTTCTGGTTCTATATTTGGTTCTAATGAGAATAGTTCAGGTTTATCAAGACCTTTATTATTAATACGAATATTCGCTAATAAAATTATATGATTAAATACATCTTGTTGTTTTTCATTTCTTAATAGTTTTTTTATTTCCTTAACTTCTATGACATTATTTAAATCCAGAGGTTCCATTTATATTAATAGATTGTAGAAAAATAAATAGATTGTTTTTCGCAGTTGCTTGATTTGCACGAATGCCCGCTAAAATGGATGCATATGCAATAACTACCAACAGCAACCAATCCATTGATAGACAAAAAAAACGCAACCCACTAACGATGATGTCCTGCCAGAGTATCGCACCTCGCCAACCGAA